AACATTGTGGACGGAGTGCCCATTGCGGTGATCTTACAATACGGACACGGCACAAGAAACGGGGCCTATGTGCAGGGAGTAGATTACATTAACCCTGCCTTGGCTCCGATTTTTTCTGCTCTGGCCGATGAATTGTGGAAGGAGGTGCGAAATCTTTGAGTAAAGAAGTAGATGAACGCGTCGTAGAGATGCGGTTCAATAACGCATTGTTTGAAAGCAAGGTTCAGCAGACAATGCGGAGTTTGGCGGCACTCAACGAAAAACTGATGTTCAAAGGAGCGGAAAAAGGCTTTGAGAAAGTCTCAGATTCATCAGAGAAGGTAAAATTCAATGCATTGTTGAATGCTCTGGACAATCTGAGCCAAAAATTCTCGGCTGTCGAGGTGATTGGCGTAACTGCGCTGATGCGGATTACAAATCAGGCAGTTGATGCTGGTGAACGGCTTGTCAAAGCATTATCGCTTGATCCTATTATCAGTGGCTTTCAGGAGTATGAAACGCAGATCAATGCAGTTCAGACGATTCTGGCCAATACATCAAGCAAAGGCACTACGTTGGACCAAGTCAATGCTGCACTGGATGAGCTGAATCACTATGCCGACCTGACGATTTACAATTTTACGGAAATGACCCGTAACATTGGTACGTTTACAGCGGCAGGCGTTGATTTGAATACTTCCGTTTCAGCTATTAAGGGTATTGCAAACCTTGCAGCTGTATCTGGCTCGACCAGCCAGCAGGCTAGTACAGCCATGTATCAGCTCTCACAGGCACTCGCATCCGGTACTGTGAAATTACAGGATTGGAACTCCGTAGTCAATGCTGGTATGGGCGGTCAGGTGTTTCAAGATGCCTTGAAAGAAACCGCTCGTGTGCATGGTATTGCCATTGATAGCATGATAAAAAAGGAAGGTTCCTTCCGTGAGACCTTATCCAAGGGATGGCTGACTTCATCTATTCTGACTGAAACTCTTCAGAAGTTCACTGGCGATCTCAATGAGGAAACCTTGAAGTCCATTGGATACACCGATGAGCAGATAAAGAAAATCATGGAGATGGGCAAGACTGCAAATGACGCTGCAACAAAAGTCAAAACGTTCAGTCAGCTGAAAGATACTTTGACCGAAGCGCTGCAGTCTGGATGGACTCAGACTTGGCAAACGATTATTGGTGACTTTGAAGAGGCGAAAGAGCTTTTCACAAGATTCAGTGACGTCTTTTCAGATCTTATAAACAAATCGTCTGAAGCCCGTAATACCGTGTTGGCCGGAGGCCTGAATACCGGTTGGCAGCAGTTGAGCACCGCACTGGGAGACAGTGCTGACTTTTATAGTCAGATGCTGGAAAAGGTCATGCTTGCAAATGGTTCAATCAGTCAAAAACAGATTGATGATGCCGGAAGTTTTGTCAAGGCTTTGCAGCAGGGAGGTGTTTCCGCTGAGCAGCTTCAAAATGGGTTGAAAGAATCGTACAAGCAGCTTTCAGTACTGGGAGCTTTGAGTGACGATGCTTTAAAAGCCAAAAAACTCGATCCTGCTCAGGTGAGGTCTCTGGCAAAGAGCTTTGAGGAAGTTAACCAGAAGGTTGCAGACGGTAGCCTGGATCTTGATATTTACTCCAAGAAAATCGGTGAGCTCTCCGGTCGGGAGCATCTGATCGAGTCCATTTGGAATGTTTTTGAGGCACTTGAAAAAGTTGTGGAGCCGGTAGCACGTGCCTGGCAGAAGATATTCTCGCCCATCACGGCCGATCAGATCTACAACATCGCAAAGTCAATTGACGAGTTTACTGCAAAGCTCAGCATCAGTGACGAGACAGCCGATAAAATCGAACGAACATTCAGTGGTATTTTTGCTGTGCTGAATGTTTGGAAAAATATGCTTTTAACCGTTAGTAAGGTTCTGGGGGAGGTATTCAATGCTGTATCTCCACTTGCTGGCGGCTTTTTAAGTATTACCGCGTCATTGGGCGATTGCTTGGTTGAGATGGCCAATGCAGTCAATAACTCTAAGACGTTTAAGACGACACTGGATGGTATTCACTGGATTATCGGAAAGGTGTCTGAAGGGATGCAGACCTTTGCAGGGGTACTGACTGATGTATCGAATAACGTCTCTGTCGTGTTCGACCCGTTAAAGACCCTTGGCGAGTGGTTTGAAAATTTTATTTCTTTCATCACACCAAAGCTGAAATGGCTTGCTGATAAAATCGGGGAGATTTTTGAAGAACTGGGAAGCGGTGCATCCGGTGCTTTTGGCAATCTGAATGGCAACGCACTTTGGGGTTTTGCGAATGCTGGAATGATTGCCGGGCTCATTGCAGGCATTAAGGGCTTTTTGGAAGCTTTTAAAGATATCGGCTCTACCGTTAAAGACACAATCGGGGGTGTGGCAGAACTTCTTAACAAGTTAGGAGAAGCTGTCACTGCATGGAAAAACAACAAGAACGCAGAAACGCTCAAGACAATTTCGACCGCTGTGGCAATTCTTGCTGGGTCACTTGTTGTGCTTTCGATGGTGAAGCCAGAACGGTTGGCTGCATCTACGGGAGCGATGATTGCACTGTTTGCTGAACTGCTTGTGGCGCTTGCAATTTATGACGAAATTGCGAAAAAAACCAAAAAAGTTGGCAAAGGCACCAGTTCAATGGTCGTTATGGCAGCAGGTGTTCTGATCCTTACGTCTGCGCTGAAGAAGATTTCTGAAATTGAAAACGAAAAGCTTCTGACTTCAGTTATCGCATTGGGCGCGGTGATGGCAGAACTGGTTGCTGCACAAGTTGCAATTTCAAAATGGGCAAAAGATGGTGCTAAGCATGCCATGAGTATGCTTGCAATGGCTGCGGCAGTTCGTGTCCTTGCAGAAGCAGTAGAACAGTTGGCAGACCTTGGCTGGGATGGCATTGAGAAGGGTCTTATTGCCGTAGCAGGACTGCTGGCGGAAGTTGCTGCGTTTTCGGGGCTGAGTAATTTTGGCGGACTGACGGCAGGAAAAGCAGTGGGAATTTTGATCCTGGCAGCAGCACTGAGTGTGTTGGAAAAATCAGTGTCAGCATTCAGCAAGATGCCGGTAGACGAACTCCAGAATGGAATTGGTGTACTGGGTGCGATTCTTGGCGAAATTGCGGTTTTCAGCATGTTGTCCAACCCGGCAGAACATGTGCTTTCAACAGCAACTGCCTTAACTATTTTGTCCGGAGGACTGCTGATTCTATCCAATGCTCTGGCAAACCTCGGCGGCATGACACTTGGTCAGATCGGCGTGGCACTGGCAGCAATGGCAGGCGGACTGATTGAAATGGGTGTCGCACTGACTCTTGTAAAAGGCTCTCTTGGCAGTGCAACCTCGTTCCTTATTATGTCGGTTGTGTTGAATGCTCTCGTTTCTCCGCTGAAATCTCTTGGCGAAATGTCACTTGAAGAGATCGGGCATGGATTACTCGCAGTTGGTGGGGCACTTGGCATTTTCGCGATTGCTGTTGGAACAATGTCGCTTGCAGGTCCAATCGTCATTGCTGTTTCTGCAGCTCTGAGTTTGCTGGCAGGAAGCTTTGCATTGCTGCTTGGAACGATGGCAGCAGTAAGCCTAATGCCTCTTCGGGTGGAAGCACTTGTCGTGGCACTTGGAACGCTTGGCTCTGCAATTGGCGTTTTTATCGCTGGAGTAATCGCAGGGCTTGGAACAGCAGCTGGAAGCATTGCTATTGCAATCGCTGAAATTATTGTAGCGGTATGCAACGCAATTGCACAGGCCGTTCCTGCAATCGGCAATGCACTTGCTCAGCTCATCGTGGCCATTTGCAATGTCATCGTACAGTGCAGTGAGCCTATTGGACAGGCTTTGTTTACGCTGGGCACTGTAGTGATCCAGACCATTATCGATCTGATCGCATGGGCATGGGATGGTGGCGGTGAGGGAGGCGGCATCAAAGGTGCACTGAGTGAACTGCTGGGAAATATTGTTGCATGGCTTTCGGAACATCTCAATCCGATAAACTTGTTTGGCGGCTTGCTTGGCACGATTTCGGGCTTCTTTGGCAAAATCGGAGAATATATGTCTCAGGGACTTGCTAATGGCCTGAATACTGGAGCTTCAGTGCAGATTGCAAACAACGGTGTTCAGACTCTGTGCAATAAGGTGAAGGATTTCTTTCGGAATGCGTTTGGAATCAATTCGCCTTCGACCTGGATGAGGGAGCTCGGCCAGTGGTTTGCACCGGGTCTTATAAATGGACTGAATGGAACAGCATCTATTGCGAAGCTGAATGCTGGAACCAAGGTATTTGGTGAAAATGTAAAATCTGGACTTTCCGGTACGTTTGATGGTTTGAACAGTTGGATGTTCAACAAAGGCAGCGATGCAGCCAGCAGTTTCTATAACGGACTGAGCGCGGCGAAGAACGTCCGAACTGGTTCCAAAGACGACTGGTTTGACGAGTGGTACGAAAAAGAGATCAGCAAGTACCGGAATGTGACTCCGAATACCGTGGCAGATGATGCTGCGGAAGATATTCTTGGAACACTTTTTGGGTCTGGAGATACGAGCCCCACCGGTTCTGGCGGTACAACCACTGGCAAGACCAAAAAATCCTCCGGCTCCGGCACGAAGAAGACCGTGGCCCAGCAGATCGAGGAAAAGTACAAGCCGAAGCTGGAAGCAAACAAGGCGGCACGTGAAGCACTGGACAGCGAGTACGAGCTGTGGCAGACCGAGAACCAATACAGCGCGGACGAGGACACGCTGCTGGCGAAGAAGATGGAGAACGCGGCGGCAGAAATTGCGAACCAGACCGACCGGGTGGCCATTGCACAGGCAAAGTACGACGAAATGCTGAAGCGCTGGGGCGCGGACAAGACCGAGACCAAGGAAGCCTACGCCAGCCTGCTGAGCGAAAAGACCAGCCTTGCGAAATTGCAGGCAGACCAGTACACCGGCCTGTTTGAAGACATCACGAAGCGGTATGACACCGACCTTGGTACACTGGAAAAAGAGTATAACCTCTGGACGGCCCAGAACAGCAACACTGCCTCAAAGCTGGACAAGATCGACCGGGAGACCGAGTACCAGAAGAACGAGCTGGAACTGAAGCAGAAGAAGGAAGCCAAGGCAAAAGAGCAGTGGGAGACCCTGCGGAAGGAATACGGCGAAAGCGACCTGCGCACAAAGGAAGCCTGGAACGACTATCTGGATGCGCAGACCGAGAGTTTGCAGCTTCAAAATGATATTGCCAAGCAGTCGCTGAACAAGCTGGATGCGCAGCTTTCCATCATCAAGGACGAACAGAGCCGGATGCAGAGCCGCATGGACCTGCTGACCAGCATCTACGGCGATGGCAGCCTGAAAGACCGTGAGGACGCCTACAAGCAGGCGGTGGAGCAGTACGGCGAAAACAGCGCTGAGGCAAGAAAAGCAAAGTATCAGGGCATTACTACCAGCATCCTCGGCACGGTGGAGGCACTGCAGAACATGAATGCCGAGCTGGAAAAGACCCGGCTCATCCAGCAGCAGCTGGCGGACGGCAAAGACCTGAATGGCAATCCACTGAGCAAAGACGATGTGAACGACCTGAAAGACCAGCTGCTCTCCTCCCGCAGTTCTATGGTGAGCTTTGCAGGGGCACTGGCAGATGCCATGGGCCTTGAGGACAGCGCCAAAAGCGCGGTGGTAAAGCTTGCCAATGCCATCCAGAAGAACTGGGTGCCCATCAGCAATGCATGCAGCGAGGTGTGGACGAAGGTCTCCGGAGCCATGGGCGAGGAGATGACGAACACCCTGAGCACCGTATTCAAGGCAGCATTCAGCGAGGAAGGCATGGAGATCGGGACGGAATTCGTCTCGGCCATTGCATCCGCCATGCAGGGAGACTACGCTGGTGCCATCATTTCGGCGGCAACGGGACTGATCGATCTGTTGTTTACGGACACCGGAAAGCAGCTGACCGGCGGGGCAGGAGACATGCTGCTGAAGCTGTTTTCCGGAATTCAAAATGGAGACCTTGCTGGAAAGCTTGCCAACATCGGGACAGCCGCGGCAAATGTCGGCAATTCCCTGAGTGGACTGCTGCCAATGCTGGGACAGCTGGGAACGACAGGAGCCGGTGCAGGAATGGCAGTTGGCGGCATTGGCGAAGCACTGGGCGGGCTGGGCGCTTCCATACTGGCGGTGCTGCCGGAACTGCTGATTGTGGTGGGTATTATTGCAGCTATCGCGGCACTGATCGGCGGTATTGCGTGGTTTATCAGCAGCCGGAAGAAGGAAAAGGCCACCGGCGCAAAGGACGTTGGCTCGGAGATCGACAAGGGCATCAGCGATGGCGTGAAGGAAGATGCGCCCATTGTGGACGATGCCGTGAGCGACATGACCGAGAACGCCATGGACATTGCGAAGGGCACACTTGGAACCATCAGCAAAGTGATGGGCGACGACTACGAGTACACGCCCCAGATCGTGCCCGTGGTGGACCTGACCAATGTGCTGGAAGGTGCGGACGAGATCGACAATGCCTTTGCGGCGACAAAATCGCTGAGCCTTGACGGAGACGTGAGCCGGAACCTTGCAAACAAGATCGATGCCGAAGTGCAGCTTCAAAATGGACTGAAGAGCGCCGGAAATGAGGACACTCTACGTGCCATCAACGCACTGGCCGGGCACATGGACGGCGTGGCCGATAGCATCAAGGGCATGAGCGTGACCATCAACGGCAGAAAGGCCATTGGCTACATCGACGACCGGATGGGACGGCTGACTGCAGCGAAAGTGAAGTGAGAAAATGGCGATCATCAAAGAACTGAACCCCGGTGATACCCTGAAAGTGTACGAGGACGGCGTTGCAGCAAAGTTTGTGGTGGCCAAGCACAACTACGAAAAAGACCTGAACGGCAAGGGTAAGACCCTGCTGATGCGCACCACCTTGCTGAAAGACGCAGTGCAGTGGGGCAACAACGAGAAAGATGTTTCGTGGAAGAACGAGCCGACCCTGCGCAACTGGCTGGAAAACACCTACGCAGCACGACTGAGTGAGGACACGCTGAAGACCATCGTGCCGGTGACGATCCGGTACGATTATGGTTCAAGTGAGAGCGGTACGCTGGAAGAACAGCGGTTCTTTGTGCCTAGGGTAGTAGACTTCAGCGGAGATACGGCGCTGTTTACTGGAATCCGAAGATTTTTTGAGGATAGTCTGAGCGGCGGAAGGGCGGATATTACCGAAGGAAGCAACATCTACGAACTGTGGAAGTACGTGTTCAGCACGCGAAGCAGCAAAAACTACGAGGATGGCGATAACACCCGCGGAGAGGCGCTGAGCCTTTACGTGCAGCACGGCAGAGGTGCCGACCCCGGGTCACCTGGGTACATTAACACCTACTGGGATACGACAACGGGACAGTGGGGCGTTTCCAGCTCGAATATTCTCGTATGTTTCTGCGTGGATGAGAATGCCACGGTGGACGATGATGGATGCCTGACAGCCAATAGCGGGCCGGAGATCCAGAGCAACTACTTTGGCATGAACGGCGTATTTGGGCGGTGGGGAAAGTTCGGGCTGCCGTACCGCGTTTATGATGCAGATGGCGACACCATTACCGTGACCGAAAAGCTGAACGGCAAAGTGCGCAGGACGTTTAGGGCAATTCAAAATGGAGTATATCGGTTTGAAATATCACAGAAAGAGCTGGAAAGCTTTGACTGGAACGCCGACTATATCCTGACGGTAGAAGCCAGCGACGGCCGGACCACTAACCGGAAAAGCTGCAAGGTGAACCGCATCCGTTCATCCGGGTACGTGGTGTACATCGGGCAGATCAAAGGCACGGCGGATGGACAGAGCTACTACTGGACAGAGCGAAACATTCTGGACGATCCGTTCAACGAGAATGCGCCGGTGATCCTTGACCCGGAAGTGACACTGGAAGCCAACGAGATCAGCTCGTTTACCTTTACAGTGCCCGTCTCGAACCCGTTCTACGACAAGCTGGAGCTGAAAAAGCCGGTAGTCAGCATAGAAGAGGACGGCCGCGAGATCTTTATGGGCTATATCACCGAAATGGAAAAGAACTTTGAACTGGACATGGAAGTGACCTGCGAGAGCGAGTTTGGATACTTGCAGGACAGAGACTGTCGGGTGGAGAACAAGTTCTACACGGCGTCCGAACTGCTGGCACTGGCGCTGACCGTGGAGGATGACCCGGAAGAACACGTCGGCTTCAAGGGCGAAGGCAAGGTGTTCCTGCCCGGAAATGTGACCATAGAAAAGCCGGAAAGTGACACGGACAAGGAGACCAAAGCCATCAGCGACTGCTGGAGCGTACTGACGAACAGCCTGACCGGAAAGTACGGCGGATATCTGCGCCTGCGCAAAGAAATCAAAATGGTGGACGGCGTGCGCGTTTACACAAGATATCTGGACTATCTGGCAAAACTGAACGACAAGACTGATCAGGTGATCGAGCTTGGAAAGAACCTGCTGGACATTTCGTACTACATCAAGGCCGGGGACATCGTGAATTCGGTGAAGGCATATGGTTGGTACAAGAGCGGATGGTTCTTCTGGGAGACCACGAACCCCATCTCGCGGGAAGCGTACAACGGAGAATCCATCAAGAAGTACGGCCTGTGCCAGCGCGTCCTTGTTGTGGAAGGAACCGATTCCACGGAAGACAGCCTTTTGAAGAAGGCCACGGACGAGCTGAAAAAGTACAGCGGTTTCACCGGAAGTGTGCAGATCAACGCTGCAGACCTGTGTGATATTGGCGTGGACACCGACCGGCTGGACTTTATGAAGGAGACGTACGTGCTCGCGGAACCGCACAGCATCGATGACTGGCTGCCCTGCACGAAGGAAGTGATCCCGCTGCATGAGCTGGACCAGAAAGACTTTACCTTTGGCGCGACCACGGCAAAGCTTTCGTCTTTGCAGGCGGGCAACTTTGCGACGGCAGGCAAGGCGTGGAACGCAATCCAGTCCACCATTGGATACATCAACAAGTGAGGAGGATCAATGTACCATTCTCTTATTATAAATGTAGGCGACAACTACATTGACACCTGGGACGACTGGAAGCTGATCCCTTCCTCGCGGCCGGTGATCGCACCGCCCATTGAGCGGACAAAGTTCGTGACTGTGCCCGGCAGAGACGGCGCACTGGACTACAGCCGTACCCCTGCAAACCGTCCTACCTACGATGACCGTACCGGAAAAATTGAGTTCTACCTCGAAAACGACTATGCTGGCTGGGACTGGGAGACCGCGTACACGACCATCTGCGAGACCTTGAAGGGACAGCGGGTGCGGTTTGCGCTGGAGGACAATCCCAGCCATTATTATTCGGGTCTCTTGTGGGTGGACCAGTTCAAAAGCGACAAGGGGCACTCGAAGATCACGCTGGAGTACAACTTGCACCCGACCATGTACACCCTGAAGGTTGAAGCCGTGGCGCTGAACGTATACGACCTGAAGCTGAACAGAGGCATGGAGTACCAGCTGCTGGTGGGCGTTGGGCCGACGAATACGTTCTACCGCAAAATAAACGTTACCACGAAACCGCGGGACGTGGTGAAAATTACTCAAAATGGAACCATTCTGGCCCTGCGGAAAGGCACAGCGGTGGTGACGGCAGAGTGCGGCGGTGTGAAAGCCGAGTGCGCCGTGACGGTAGGCGCTTACGAGAGCTTTACCATTGAGCGGGCACTGGACGGCGTGAGCGAGACAAACCCGGTGGGGAGCATCGTTGCCGGCATGAGCTACCAAAATGTGTTCAACGTAGGCGACAGCGAGAAGGAAATGCTGGAACTGACCGTAGAGATGGGCGGCACGGATGTGACCGGAAGTTATGTTGTCATGGCAAAGGACAACGCGAGTGCACAAATCAAAATGGCATCGGTGACGGGAAATATCAAGATCGCAGCGCATGCTGCAGCAAAGCCGGTGGCGGCGATGCTGTGCAATGATACCCTGCCTGTGGAGGTAAAGCCGCTGAAACGGGTAGAAGGAGCATTCCGGCTTGGAAGATGAAAGGAAGGATGATATTTGAGTTTGGAAGCGTACTCCATTTTGAAAAATGGAAACGAAAAGCTCTCGGAGCATTTCAAGGTGCGCGAGTTCTACTGCCGTGACGGCAGCGACCCGGTATTCATTGACACGGCGCTTGTGGAGGTGCTGGAGAAGATCCGTACGCACTTTGGCAAGCCTGTGACCATCACGAGTGGGTTCCGAACGGCAAGCTGGAACGCAAAGCAGAAGAATGCCGCAAAGTTCAGCCAGCATCTGTACGGCAAGGCGGCAGACATTCAGGTGCAGGGCATCAGCGTGGAGCGGGTGTATGCCTACGCGGACAAACTGCTGGGCAACGCCGGTGGCTGCGGCATTTACCCGCCCGGTCTTGGACGCGCCAACGGCTGGGTGCATGTGGACGTGCGCAAAGCCAAGAGCCGATGGAAGGGGTGAGCGCCGATGGAAAGCATCATTGCCGCCATCCTCAGCGGTGTTGTGACCCTGATCGGCGTGCTGATTGCAAACTCGCGTTCCAATGCCGTGATGGAATACAAAATTGAGGAGCTGACCCGGGAGGTCCGCAAGCACAACGGTTTTGCGGAGAAGATCCCGGTCATCCAGAGAGACATTCAGGTGTTGAACCACAGAATGTCCGACATCGAAGTACATGAATACGAACACGAAAGGAGCAACGTATGAATTTCAACATTACTGCAGGCACCATTGCACGTACCGCCGTTCTGCTGCTGGCTCTGACCAACCAGATGCTGAGCGCCATGGGCAAGAGCCCGCTTCCCATCGAGAGCACCACTGTGGAGCAGCTGGTGACGGCTGGCATCACGACCATTGCGGCACTTGTCGCATGGTGGAAGAACAACTCCTTTACGAAGGAAGCCATTGCGGCTGACAAGGAGTATGACCGCCTGAAGGCAAAGAGCGGAAAGTAAAAATGATATTTTGGGCAGGGCAGGAGCGGAAAATGTGGTCCACACACGTATCCAACGCTGAATGTTTCTTCTGCACTGCCTGAAAATAGTTCATCTGGCACTCACCGAAGGCAGGAACTGCCGAAAATTCAAAATGGAGTGACCGGTAAGATGAAGAAAGCCCCTGCAACGATCGTTTATGGCTCTGAGTGGGAGCCGTGAGCGAAAGTTACAGGGACTTTTATTTTTAGAGGAAATGCGATATTATAAAAAGATTGATAATCAACAAGAGAACTGGACTCGATAGACGGCGAATGGATTTGGACGGGGCATTGTTTGGGTGGATTTTTTGACGAAAATATATCGATAATACGAGCAAAATTCAACGGTACGGGGTTTGTGTAATACCATGTGTACAGTTTACTTACGGCTTCATAAAACTTTCCTGCAACATCAGAAATATCATCATTGGAATCGGAGACAAAGTGTCTTATCCTTAAAGCATTCGTTTTCGTAAAATACACAATATGAATTGCCACTGCATAGGGCGCAAATCCAGATTCAATATAATCGCCACCAATAATAGAATAATCGCCAAACCCTATATATCCATCGTCCTTAAAATCTATATGGTCATTTGAAAAGAATTCATCTTCTGGATAATCAGCATTCCTGTTCTTTTTGTTAAACTTGTTTTCGAAAAGGACACCATTTTCCTTGACAACCCGTCGAATATATCGATCATATGGACAAAGCGTATATTTAGGTGCCTGGTGAAATAGTTCCTGATAGGTTTCCAAGGAGTCTGGGCTGTCTAATAGCACAAGGGTCTGTTCTGCGTTGATTCTTCTGCTGTTCAATTCAGATATCCCTTTTTCAGCATTTTTATTTATAAGGATAGAGGGAACAACCGTGGCATTTGCCGAATATTTTTCCAGTAATTTATATATAGTTTGCGAATCATTTGTTAAATCGCCGACACTGGGATTTATAATAAGGCCAATCGGCAAGGACGCTAAGCAAAACGCGCTCAAAGAATTGTTCAGTGCCGGAATATTTTTTACAGGTTCAATGACAGGGATAACGGACGAAGAAATTAATTTTTGTGATGCTAGTTCTTTCAAAGCAAGTAATTCATATTGTCTTCCGCGAAAATATGGAAAGTACATACTGTTACCCCCTGTATTGTGTTTTTAGCAATTGGTCTAGTGCAGGCATCTTACTTGTAAGTCCAGAAAAATAAACCACTGCCTTCAGTTCTGGTTGGATCTCTTGAAATTGTTCCACCGTAATTTTGTTTCTTTTTTTCATTTCTTGAAATGCAAGTTTCTGTGCTTCAATAATGGGTATTTCTTCAAATTTTTCTAGAAACGCACTAAAATGAAACACCGGCTCTACTTGCGGAACAACACCAAAATAAACACGAATAATATTTTCATATTCTCGTTTCCTTAACATTTTGAAAATACTGGAATGATTAAGGAGTTCATTATATGTTGATGGTTCCCTACTTCGTTCTTTATTAAAAATCGTTCCACGTTCAGAAAGAACATATATCCCAACGGCATCTCCCATGTCACCAAATGACGCTAGAACCTCGTGAATTTTTTCCAACTCATGGATAGAAGCCAGAACAGAAACCTTACTGAACGCACAAAAATAATCTCTTAATTGGTCATATAGACGATCGAAATTATCAAGATCAGACTTTATCTCATACACACGACCCTCGCCATTGATCATTACAAAATCTGCTATAGAGTGACCGATCCTCACTTGAGAAAACGCAGATGTAGTATTCACATTATGAATTCCACAAAGCAATTTATTAAGAAGAGTATTCATATAAAAATACTCATTTCGTTGCTGCTTATTAAGATGGGCATATATTTCACTAATAAGTTGTCCGTGACTTTTGCTCTCTGGATCATCAATATAGCGCTTGACAACATAATCGAACGTATCGCTTCTGCCACTCTCAAGTAAGTCAGATATTACCTTGCGTGTAAATACGCGATTGATGGCTCTACTGTTATCGGCCATGGTTGAGCACCTCCTTTCTTGATGGCATGTATATTTTTGTTTAAAATGCACAGATCGCAATAAGATAACAACACCTCATATTAAGAATACCACCATCGACACTAAAAGTAAACGAAAAAGTGATTATGTTTGCGCCCTCCAGCTGATTTTGCATATGTAAAAGCTCCTTTCAGAACCGTATCAGTCCAAGTTGTTACAGCTTAGTTACAAAAGCTTCTGCGTAGGTGCAAAATCGCCCTTTTTGTGGGCTCGTATATAGAAAGCTCTTTTTTCGAGACGACTCTCTTTCAAGAATCGTGGTTATTACTTTGACTCCATCCAGTTTTCTCTGCTTAGCAATAGGGTCTACTTCGCATGCAGCGCCTTTAACTGTGACTTTTTTGTTAACTTTCAAAATTATGGGTGACTTTTGGCCTTTCAACTGGGTTCGTATATGAAGGCTTCTTTCTCAGACTCACTTCCGTACGATTATTACAATTTGATTACAAGATCGCTTTGGATGCTATGAAATGGCCTTTTTCGCGGGCTCGTATATAGAGGGATCTTTTTTCAAAGCGATTTTCTTCCCGAAAATCATGAACTGTCCATGTTTGATTTTGTCTTACTTTTTCGATTCAACTGAAAAACATAAATCGTACAAAAGCTATGTTGCTTGTGACTTTTCTGTTAACTTTTGAAAAGACGGTTGCCTTTTGGGCGCTTTCGTCGGCTACCTATTGAGGGCATCTTTTTTCAAGACCACCTTCAACTTCAGGCACTGCCATTGTTGCAATGTTTCGACCTCCATCGATTGCTCTGTAGACCGACGTTTTTTTAACCAAGCAGCCACTTCGACTATATTTTCCAAGAACTTTTTGACAAATTTCTTTTTCAGGCTACTTTTTGGCCTTTCTCGATGCCTACCAATTAGAGGGACAATTTTTCGGAAGCCTTAAATTCCGAAGATTTTCCATAAAACTCTGTTCTTTGAAAACAGAATAGTTCAATCGTCCGGTACTTCACAAAAGGTACTTCTGTAACTCGCAGCCCGGTCATAACGAA